CTCTTCCGATCTCTCAAGCGAACCCCGCTTGAGGCAGGTCACGGTGTTACGGGGAATTGGACTACCCTGGGTCTCCTTCGGGAGATTGGCTACTTGTCCCGTAGAGCACAGCGTTAAGTGTTAGCCAGCTATGCTGGCGCTCCGACTTGGGCAGACGGACCGCCATATCGGCGAGGTCGCCCCTTACCTGCTGAAGCAGGCGGCGGGACGCAAAGGGCAGTGGAAAGTGACGGTGCACGGGTATGACAGCCCGACCGCCAGGCACCCGAAGAAGTATTCTGCGGTGTTCACTGAGGAGGAGTTCTCGAAGCTCACACGAGTGGCGTACCACGGTCTGCGCAATGCGACCAAATCTACGTCGCTCTATGCGAGCCTGGAGAACGCCGCTCAGGTGCTGTGGCCAACCGGAAGTCTTGACCACGTCGCCATGCGGCACGTTGCGGTGGTGATGGTGATGCAGTACATGACGTCTGAAGAGACAGCTGGGAGGGGCCACTGGCCTGACCTCCAACAGGCCTTCGCGGCCGGCGTCATCATTGGACTCATTGTATTCACGTTGATGGAGGACATGCAGTGTGCATTGCTCGCAGGCCTCTGCGCGGTAATCTATGTGTGGATTTCCGGCAAGCGCCGCATCCTCCCCACGTTGGAACGCACGAAGACACCACCGGCTTCTGCCGCCCCCGGTCCCACGGCGCCACCCGCGCCACCCCAGGTACCGCCTGGGCCGCCGCCACCCGCGCGGGGGGGGCAACCACCGCAGGGCCCGCCACCAGCGGGCCCTGCTGCACCACCCACGCCTCCGGAGCCGGAGGTGCAGGCTTGGGAGTACAACGAGGACACGGGGGCCTGGGACATCCCGGAGCGACCCCCCGTTGACGAGACCGCGGGGACGGAGACCACACAGGAACTTCCACCAGTTGTCATGGACACACCCGCACTCCCGAGTGACGCCGCCAACGCGGCTGCCGCATCCGCCGATCGGCGCACGATGCAAGTGGGTGAGGTCGTGGCAGTCATCGGGCAGGAGTTTGACAAGGACAAACCGGTGGACCACATGCCAGTCGTGGGCTGCCTTGTGGGCCCTTGCCAAGTGAAACCCAATGTCTATGCCAAGACGGCGTCAAACGTCAAAGCCGCGATCGAAGAGCGCATCAACAAGAAAGCCAGGAAGTGTCAACTGAGCCGGACCGCGAAGGCCCGGGTCGGCACTCTCGTCCGCCAAGCCATGAGCAGCCACCGAGTACGCGGTGTGTTCAGCAAGAGGAAGATTGAGGCTTGGGCGATCGAACACCTCGACCTGGAGCTCATCCGGTCGGGAAAGTGGAGCATTGAACGGTTCCGCGCGTCATTGATGAATCTTTACGCGCAGGAGTACCCGAGGTACCAGTTCAAGGCCGGCATCAAGCCGGAATGCATGCCAGAAGGCAAGGCTCCACGGATGTTGATCGCGGACGGGGATGACGGCCAACTGATGGCCCTCGCGGTGGTCAGGTGCTTCGAGGACCTGCTCTTCGCTCATTTTGAGAGCAAGAGCATCAAGCACCTCGCTAAGCGCGAGGCCATGGACCGCGTGGTCAAGCAGCTGAAGAGGAAGGGAGCCAAGGCCGTGGAAGGCGATGGCTCGGCCTGGGACACGACTTGCAACGTGGAGATCCGCGCGCTTGTCGAAAACCCGATACTGCGGCACATTTGCGAAGTGCTGTGCGGATTCGGTGTCGTCCCTGATGGCTGGATGGAGGAGCACTCTGCCGCGTGCGAGCAGAAGACCCTCCGCCTCTTCTTCAAGAACAAGATGGAGTCGATGAGTGTCACCATCGACGCCATCCGGCGCTCAGGACATAGAGGCACCTCGTGCCTCAACTGGTGGATGAATTTCACCCTATGGGTGTGCTCCGTATTCGCGGAACCAGAGAGGTTCCTTGACCCGGACGTTCGCCGTGGCAAGGACCTCACCGGGCAGATGCGTTGGTGGAATGGGTGTTTTGAGGGGGACGACTCCCTTTGCACCATGGAACCACCGATGGAGTCCGGCGATGCCCTCTCTGGCATGTTCCTTGATTTCTGGCGCGATGCAGGATTCAACATGAAGATTGTTTTCTGCACCACCAGGGCAACCTTCGTGGGGTGGCACATTGGGTGCACGGACGGCGAGCTGAATGATCATCGCTGCCCGGAGCTGCCCAGAGCTCTCGCCAACTCCGGCGTGAGTGTGTCGCCCCAGGGCGTCGAGGCGGGGCGGGAGGGGAAGCTGAGCGTCGTTAAGGTGCTCGCAGCGGCCTCCGCCCTGGCCAGGGCCAGCGACTTCAGTGGCATACTTCCCAGTGTGTCAGAGAAGTACCTGGCGTTTGCAGAAAGCTGCACCACCTCGAACTTCGACGACAGAGAGATGTCGATCAGGTCGTTCGGGGAGGAAGGCTACAAAGCAAACGACGTCAGGGAGAAGGTGCGCACCAGGAACATGGACGTGACGCCCGACCAGGAGCTCGAGACGCTGGCCGCTCTCGGGTATCCGGCCACACACGATGAAATAACGACTTTCACTGAACACGTGTGGAGCCTTGAACCAGCTACGCTGGTTGACTACGACTCGTTCCGGGAGTCGTTGCCGCCCACGTGGCGGACTGCCTGACCTAGACGGAGTCATGCATGCACGTAATTCACTCTCCCGTAATTGGAAGGGGTGCTCCAGGCAAGATAACGGCCTGGGGTGAGAGAGACACAACCCAACGACGAACAAACCGGTTACCTGCCGCCGCCCGGGGTTGCACGCGTTGAAGGACCCGCGTGTCCGCTGCGAGAGCAGCGAGTGTCCGCCTTATTCTTTTGCCACCGATCCCAGGGTGGTGGAAGCCTGGTGCGTGGGGACGGGCCCACCTGAGGTGAAGGCCAGGCAGGAGGGGGGGGATGAGCTCCTCCTTGCGTTTAGCCAGCGCACAACGTCCTGCGCTACGAGATCGGCCCGGTCCGGGGCTTAATTGTCAACAGTGGTCACGCGCTAGTAATGGCACGTGGTTGCAAGCCGATCCTTGCGATGACTACGGAACCCGAAGACGCGGCGGATCCGCGTTGGCACGTACCCGCGCATGAACTTACGAAGCTGTGAGGGAAGGGGAAGAGGCGTGAGCCAGCCGAGAGTACCCGTGACCCTGTGAGACTTCGGTTTTGCGCGACAGTGTCGCTCCTGTACATATGGGAAGTGCATGAAAACCCCTCGAGGATAAAACCCGTACTCTGGGAGGGGAGTTCCGGATTGGGTGGGGGCTGCGAGCCCCCCCGGGGATGGGTAGACCCAGGCGCCGCGAGTGCCTGGGCGCGCATCCGCCCGGTCTGGGATGGAACCTGTGAGACTGCGGAATAAACATCCCTAAGAAAACCAAGTCAGCCGCCGGCCTGAGTCAGACAAAACGTCTGTCCAGAGGAACCACGGTTGGCACATAAACCCGCACTCTGGGGGGGGGGGCTTCGGCCGGACCCCGTGAGACTGTTGGGCACAAGGGAACCCCTTGAGTCGAATTCGCCACCATGACGGCGAACAAGCCGACGCAGCGCAATGGGCGCAAGTTGCGTGACAGTGGAGATAAGTCCAAGCGGCCGCAGCGACGACGCGACGCACCAGCTTCCAGGACTCACGGCTCGCGAGTGCTTGCCACAGGTGTTGGCAACGTGCCAACAAAGGCCTGGGGCAGCAGCCGCGGCGGATCTCTGCTCTGTTGGGATGCAAAGCACCCCCACCACCTCTCCCTGCCCCGCGCCGTCGGTCCCTACACCACGATCCGCGCGACCAGGAGGGTGGCTACAGGTCGGATTGCCAACATCATCGGCACATTCAAGAGCAGGCACAACAGTTCCTCCCTCGGTGAGGCCTCAGCGGACACGAAGTGGTCAGAGATCATTATGATCTCAGACCACGTGTCTGCTAACCCCATCAACGGGACGGACAACACATTTTTCAACAATATCGACCTTGGGGAGTTGGGCTCAGCGGCAACGCTGGTCCCTTCAGCTTTAACTGTGCAGATTGTGTGCCCTGACAACCTGGCCGCCGACGGCGCCAAGGGAGTCGTGTACGCGGGCGTGATGAACACTCAGGCAATGGTCGGCGGCAAATCGGACTCATGGGATGCGTACATGAACCGTTTTGTCCAGTTTCAGAGCCCGAGGATGCTCGCAGCCACGAAGCTGGCATTGCGGGGTGTGACCATCAATTCATACCCGTTGGACATGAGCGAAGTGAGTGACTTCACCCAACTGCATGAGCGGGAGGGACTGGAGTACACAGGAACGATGAGCTCGCTGTCCCCGCAACCGGCTGGTTGGGCACCAATCTGCATTTACAACCCACAGGGAGCCCTCTTGGAGCTGCTGATCACGGTGGAGTACAGAGTGCGTTTTGACCTGGAGCATCCGGCAAGCGCCTCACACGTGCACCACCCCGTGGCCAGTGACTCCACTTGGGACAAGCTTACGCGCAAAGCCAGTTCGCTAGGCCACGGAGTGATGGACATCGCAGACGTGGTGGCCAACATTGGCTCGGCGGTCCGCACGGGCAGGCAGTTAGTGCCAGCCCTTGCGTGACCGGAGAGCCGGGTTAGTTTTCGTTTGCAGGTCGACGGAGAGTGGAGGCGCGCACACCGTACCGCGTGCCTGAATTAAGCGCCACTGGAAACAGGAGACGGGTACCAGCGCTTTAAGAAAACCCATCCCGGGCCCCCGCCAAGCCCAGTAACAAAAGGCC